CAGGCCACTAAACTGTATCCCCCCGGAGTAACGTAACAGCTCTGTAGCTCTACCTGGTTTAAGGAGTAAAATCCGATTGTCAGGTGTTGAGGCCCTCGAAAGAGGAGAGTTGCCAAGTTACTTCCTATGGATACAGACTCTGGGTTTAACCCCCCAGAGTGGCGGACTCCCGACGCCTAGTATTAGTCCTTTGCGAGATACCCACACTGCTCGTTAAGTACGGTATAATCACCCTCCCCAAAAGGGATGGAAGGGAAATCTACCTTATTTTAACAAACAATATGAGAAGTTACATTAAAGCCAAGTCTATAAATCAACATAAAATTAAAAGCAAAGGTCTTAACAAACCTACTGCAAATAATGTTATGAGACTTAGTCAACCTCAGTTTAATGAGCTTTCCACATTGCTAAGCTGGATTGTCTCAGAGTTTTACTCTAAGATTCCTGGACAAGAACAATGTATCTCTTATCTCCTTAAAAGGCTAGAAACAACGTTTCTAACCCGGAGCAAGAAGGGATTTATCCTAACCGGTAAATCTTGACGAGCTCTCTTCCTGAAATGACTTTCAAATCATGACGGGAAGGATAGAGGGACGAGAAGACTATGGAGGAAGGTAAAGTCCTTCTTAGGTCGAGACTTGTCGGTGTTAATCCTTAAGACTATGGACCCCTTATTAATAAGGTGTATCCTGTCAGCATTAACTATGACTCGTGCTCTTAAGCTTCCTGTGCAAGTGGACTTGCGTCCGATCATTACACCTGCTTTAGGCACGGTCCATGATGGTTTTAAGCAATGCATACCGCTGTTTTGGAGGTTTCTGGGCTTTCGCCGAGGAGGGCATGTGCCTTCCAAAGTAAGATTCAAAGAGTTTCATTATTCTTCTAAGCGCGGTCCTAACGGTCACGCCATGTGGAGTTTCCTCCGCGATGTCGTTGCTTTACCTGAATCTCTGATACATTCTATTGGAATTCTCGCTGGACCAGACTTAGAAGGAAAAATCCGGTCTTTACGAGTAGCACCTGAAAGGTGGCAAGGAGTATTCCCTTTACCGGAAGAATCTGATCAGATTCGGAAGGTAACTGGAATTCCCGATAAGGAAGGAAAGACAAGGGTTATTGCTATTTTGGATTACTTTAGCCAAACTAGTTTAAAACCTTTTCATGAATTCCTATTCGGACTCTTGCGTAAGATTCCTCAAGATTGTACTTTTGATCAAGGTTGTTTCGTTGACGGTTTTCGTAAGTGGAGTAATCCATATTACTATTCCGTTGACTTAACAGCGGCGACCGATCGGTTCCCGATAGACCTTATTGTTCAGGTCCTCGAAGGACGCTTTCCGAAAGAATGAGTAGCCGCGTGAAAAGATATTATGGTTGGATACCCTTTCATGG